AAAGATATTTATAATGATATAAATATAAGTGATAATGTTAATGCTTTTTATAGTTTAGCAAGCAATAATATAAGTTTAATGAATAATATGATTGGACAACAACCCAATTTATAGGAGAAGAATATGGAATGGTTTAAATCAAAAGCTGGTCAATTAATTGCTTTAGCAACTATTGTAAGCACATTAGCTGGTTTCGGGTACGCTGGAGCTGGGTATGTTAATAGACTAGAAAACTTAGAAAATAAAATAGGTGGACTAGGTGAAACAGAAGATGCACAACAAGCTATTGAAGAACGCTTCGCTGGTATAGAAACACAAGTTAGGTATTTAGAAAAAGAAATAAATAACATAGAGATTCCTGATAACAGTAATATACAAGCTTCTGTTGCTTCATTAACTAGTGATGTAGAAAGAATTTGGATTGAGTTAGATAAGCTAGAAGATAGTAAAAACCCTTTAGCTAATTAAATATGAAAATTGGTTTAATAATGGGTGGTTTATTACTAGCTACAATTGCTGGTTCAGCTTATTGGATAGATAGACTACAAGACGACATAGGCACCTTAAAAGGCAATCAGCTTATTCTTGAAACTAAAATACAAGAACAAAACGAAGCTATAGAAAATTATCTTAATAAACAACAACAAACGCAAAATCAATTACTTGTTTTAGAAAAAGAAAAGCAAGAAGCTATGCGTGATGTTAATAAACTTAGAAAAACATTTGCTTCACACGATTTAGATGAATTAACACTAGAAAAACCAGAGCTTATGGAAGGCAAAATTAACAAAGCCTCTAAACGAGTTTTAGAAAAACTAGAAGAATTAACAGACCCAAACCAATTTGATGAAAAAGATAGCGATAATAGTTAGTTGTATACTAATAGCATCTGGTTGTTCGATGATACAGCCTAAAGCTAAACCTGTTTCAGTAACCACAATAGCTGAAAGACCTCCTATGTATCATCCACCATTGCCTATGGAAGTGCAGATGGATCCTGTTGAGTGGGAAATAATGACACCAGAAAGAATGGAAGAATATTTAACTAATCTTGAAAAAGGCGAAGCCCCCAGGCGAGCGTATTACACTTTATCCAGTAAAGAATACGAACATTTAAGTATGGATATAGCAGATATTACTAGGTATATTAAAGAAATATTAGGTATTGTTAAATTTTACAGAGATTACGATAATGACGAAGAAAAAAAAGATTAATAATTCACCAGATGAGTTTGTTTATAGAGCAACATTAGATAGAATTATAGATGGCGATACTTTTGATTGCGTATTAGATCTAGGTTTTGATGTAAGATTACACAAGCAAAGAGTTAGACTTGCGGGTATAGATACTCCAGAGAGCCGTACTAGAAATCTTTCTGAAAAAGCTTTAGGTCTTAAAGCAAAAGAAAGATTAAAAGAACTTTGTGTAGGTACATTTAAAGTAAAGTCATTAGGTAAAGGTAAGTATGGAAGGATTCTAGGCATACCTTATAATGAAGATGGTGAAGATATTTGTGAAAAACTTATTGAAGAAGGTCATGCAGTGCCTTATTTTGGTGGGGCTAAAACAAAAATTTGGGGGTAATATGAAAATATCGCAAGAAGGAATAGCTTTAATTAAAAAGTTTGAAGGCTGTGAGCTAGAAGCATATAAGTGCCCGGCTGGCGTGTGGACCATTGGGTATGGCCATACTAAAGACGTAAAAGAAGGTGATGTAATTAATAAAGATGAAGCTAATTATCTTTTAGAAGAAGAGATGATTGAATATGAAGGTTACATAAATGATATGGTTGATGTTCCTTTAGAACAAAATCAGTTTGATGCTTTAACGTCTTGGGTTTATAACTTAGGGTCAAGCAATCTAATGTCTTCAACAATGTTAACGCTGTTGAATGAAAGTAAATACAATGAAATACCACAGCAAATTAAAAGATGGAACAAAGCTGGAGGAAAAGTTTTAGATGGTTTAGTAAAAAGAAGAGAAGCAGAAGCTTTACTATTTGAAGGAAAAGAATGGCTTTAACTAAAGTAGTATTTAATCCAGGGATCAATAAAGAATTTACTGACCTTATGGATAAAGGTGGATGGTCTGATGGCAACTTAATTAGATTTAGAAAAGGATTGCCAGAAAAAGTTGGTGGCTGGGAAAAAACAGTTAGTTCATCTTATCAAAGCACAGGTCGTGCGTTAACAGCATGGGTTGCTCTTGATTCTACAAAGTATTTAGGTTTAGGGACTACCACCAAATATTATATTCAAAAGGGTAATGTTCTTTATGATATAACGCCTACAAGAAAAACAAGCACTAACTCTATAACTTTTGCAGCAACAAATGGATCATCAACTATTACTGTAACTGATTCTAGTCATGGAGCAGTAACAAATGACAATGTAACTATTAGCAGTGCTGTCAGTTTAGGAGGATTAGTAACTGCAAATGTTTTAAATCAAGAGTATCAAGTTAGCAGAGTTACAGGCACAAACACTTATGAAATATTAGCTAAAGATACAGATGGCAATGAAGTTACAGCAAATAGTTCTGATAGTGGTAATGGTGGGTCAGCTGTAGATGGCGTTTACCAAATCAATGTAGGCTTAGATGTTTACGTTGAATCAACAGGTTGGGGCGCAGGAACTTGGAGTTCAGGAACTTTTGGATCTTCTACTGAATTAACTGAAGTTGATCAATTAAGGTTGTGGTCGCATGATGCATTTGGTGAAGATTTAATTTTTAATCCAAGATATGGTGGCATATATTATTGGGATGCAAGCAGTGGAGTTTCTAATGCAGCTGTTAACATTACATCTTTATCTGGAGCAAATTTAGCTCCAACCAAAGGCATTCAAACTATCGTTAGTGATGTTGATCGTCATGTTATTGTTTTAGGAGCAGATCCAATATCAGGTAGTTCAAGATCTGGTACGATAGATCCTTTGTTAATAGCTTTCTCTGATCAAGAAAGTATTACTGAATGGGAACCAAATTCTACAAATACAGCTGGATCATTAAGATTATCAGCAGGATCTCAAATTGTTGGTGGATTAAGATCAAGACAAGAAACTCTTATATGGACCGATACTGCTTTATACAGTATGCAATTTGTTGGTGCTCCATTTACTTTCGGAGTAAATCTTATTAATGAAAACGTAGGATTAATATCTCCTAATGGAGCAATCAATGCACCTGATTCAGTTTATTGGATGGCAAGAGATGGATTCTATTCTTACTCTGGTTCTGTTCAAAGATTAACTTGTTCTGTTTTAAATTATGTACTTGATGATTTTAATGAAAGTCAATCATTTAAAGTTGTAGCATTTACCAATAGAGAATTTAATGAAATAGGTTGGTTCTATCCTTCAGCATCATCTTCTGAAAACGACAGATATGTAACTTACAATTATTTAGAACAAGCATGGAGCATTGGAGAACTATCACGTACAGCTTGGTTAGACGATGGAATCTTCCAGAAACCAAGAGCAACAGGTAAAGATAGTTCTGTTAATTATCTTTATACACATGAGAACAGCGATGATGCAGATGGCTTACCAATGGATAATGTCTTTATAGAATCTGGTGATATTGATATTGATGATGGAGAGAAGTTTGGTTTCATAAAGAAAATTATTCCAGATGTTAAATTCTTTGGAACTAATTCTAGTAGTGGCCAAATAAATTTTGTTTTAAAAACAAGAAACTTCCCTGGAGACAACTTAACTACTAACTCTACTAATAATGTAACTAGTAGCACACAACAAAACTATATTAGAGCTAGATCTAGACAAATAGTGTTCAGAGCACAATCAGATGATGATGCAGATACAAGTTTAAGAACTGGTTTTAAATGGAGACTTGGAGCAAACAGATTTGAAATAAGACCTGATGGAAAGAGGTAATGGCAAAGCTTTTAGAAAGTAGATTGCCTTTAGCCTTAAACAGCGTTGATTCAGAAACGTTTAATCGTTTAGTTAGAATATTAGAAATTAATTTAGGACAATTCGATCCTAACTCCACTCCACAGTTTAATGATTCTAAGATTACTACTTTGGCTTTTAACCAAGGTGATGTAATATGGAATACATCTATTGGTGTATTGCAAGTGTATACTGGCAACCGATGGATACAGTTACACACTCCTGTGAATCCACAGGGTTATGAGCTGCAGTCATCAGTGGGTTCTGTTACTGTTAAAATAGCAGGAGACACTACAATAAACCTTGGTTCTAATGAAGAACATTGGAATATAGAAAAATGGTATACATAATAATATAATAAAATTAAGAATGAACAGTTTATCTCAAGGAAATAAAGGAATAAGAGCTTTGGCTAGAGGGTATGACATGGGTGGAGATGTATACATTCCTCGTTTTGGCAATATTGAAAGATTGTTAGCAAACAGACCGGGCTTTGATTACATGAGAGATGTATTGGGTGTAACAATTCCTGATGTAGAAGGTGACGACATACCTGAATCAGATCGTCTTGCTATGGCCTATGGTGGTGAACAAATAGGAGATGGCCGAGGTTCTTTATATCAAACTTTAAACTATGGAAATGTTTCTCCAGGTCAAGAAATATCAATTGACGCAAGAGATGAAACTCCATCTGCCTATAGATTTTATCCAAGCGAAGTATCAAAAATATATTCAGAAGCAAAAGGCGTTCCTTTCTCACCTTTAGTTTCACCTCCTAAAGAAGCTACATATGTAGATGATTTAGGTTCAAGACGTATACAAAGTCAACTTTATGCTAAAAATGGAACTTTTGTTAATACTGGTGGTGATGCAGGTGATGTTATAAAAGATGTTATTCATGCGAAATATTATGGAATGCCTACTGCACCTATTAGAATGGGTATTAATGCACTAGATAGAATGTCTGGAGGGACTGGAATGATAGGAAGGGGCATAAGTTCACTTGCTAGTGGAATGAGACGTGTAGATGATTTTACTAGAGGTTTATTAGATGTAGATACTTACAAAAGAAAAAGAAAAGCACCTGCTGTACCTGTTGCTGCTACTCCTGCTGTAAGCGGAGGAGATGCAGGAGGAACTGAAGAAACTGAGGATGACGCACCACGCAGAATGGAACTTCCTCGTTTTACTCAAGATAGACAAGCCATCTTTGATGAAAATGTGGGACGCATGCAAGAAATAGCCTCAAGAAAATACATGGCTGAAGGTGGGGAAGCTTTTCCAGAAAGAGATGAATTAGTTACTGGTCCTGGTGGCGAAAGAGGAGACAAGATACCAGCTATGTTAAGCGATGGTGAATTTGTTTTTAATTCAGCTGCAGTCAGAGGAATGGGCATAATGGCTGGTGCAAGCCCAGAAGACGAATACGAGCAAAGATTAATGGGTGCTCGCCAGATGTATAATTTTCAAAAACAAGCCGAAGAAATGGCTAAAATGTATAAGTAATGGGAATATTGAGCAGTAAAACAAAAGAAGGTCCACCAGCAGACGTTATAACTACGCCTCAAACTGGTTATTCTTTTGTATCTCCATACATGGAGGACTACTCTAGAAGACTATTAGCGTCTTACTTTGGATCTCCGGGAGAATATCAAGGATTAATATCTCAACCTAAAGATATACCTATAGAACAAACAGCAGGACTAACGCCATTACAAATACAAGCTCGTCAAGAGGCTGCTGGTTTAGGAGATTATCAAGCAAGTTTAGATAGAGCATCTGGCCTTTTTGGTAAACAAGAACAAAATTTAGATACTGCTATGGGTTACTTACCACAGGCTCAAGCTGGTATTCAAGAAGGCATGGGCTTTCAGAGAGAAGGATCTCAATTAGCTAGAGGAGCTGGAAGGTTCTCAGACGCAGCAGAAAGAATGATAGGCACAGGTGCAGATACTGTAGCTGGCGGTATAGGTGCATTACAAAGAGCAGAACAAAGTGCTTTAGGATCTACGCAAATGTTTGATCCAATGTCTGCATCTAGATTTATGGATCCTTATGAAGATCAAGTAGTTCAACAAACTTTAGAAGATATTAACAGAGCATCAGCACAACAAGACATAGGACTACGTGATAGAGCTATTAGTCAAGGTGCTTTTGGTGGATCAAGAGGACGTATATCGCAAGAGGAATTAGCAAGACAAACAGGTAGAGGTGCAGCTGAAGCTATTGGTGCTTTAAGAAGTCAAGGTTTTGGTCAATCATTAGGATCTGCACAACAAGCATTTGAATCACAACAAGGCAGACAAGCTGGTTTGGG